TAAACCGCGACGACTACTGGAATCTTCCTAACAAACAATTCCCTTCTGTCCGTTCATTGCAGTACTGGTTTGATAGAACTATTGAGCCATCAATGTACTTGTGGCCAGTTCCAAATAACGACTTTCAAATGTTTCAGCTACTTGTTGAAAAACAAATGGAAGATGTTGGATCATTGACAAACCAGATTTATGTGCCCGATCGTTGGCTTAACTGTGTCCAAAAACAACTATCTCATAGTTTATCAATGCAGCTTCCAGGTGTGGAATTAACACGCGTTCAATATTTAGAAACCCAAGCTGAAAAAGCATTCCAACAAGCTGCTGATGAGGATCGTGATAAATCTCCAATTTATCTGCAACCCGCGATAAGGTATTATACAGCTTGAATACTTCTTTATATTGGATTCACCACAAAAACCATACTGATATGTTTAGTCAGGGGTATGTCGGTGTCTCTAAAAATACAAAAGCTCGTTGGTTAAGACATAGCAAGTATTCTGATAACAAGCATCTTAAAGCCGCAATTAATAAGTATGGTTGGGGTAATCTTATTAAAGAAGTTGTTTTAATTGGAGAAGAAACATACTGCTACGATCTAGAAGCAAAGGTAAGACCAGCTAAACAAATTGGCTGGAACATAGCGGAAGGGGGTTCCAAACCCCCGACATCGCAATATCGTGGTGATGGCTATGTAAGCCCTTTAAAAGGAAAATCAAAACCAACACCTTGGCTGTTAGGAAAAAAACCTTGGAACGCCGGTAAATCAGGCTACTGGTCTGAAGAACAAAAAGCTAAATTTATTCAGCAAGTTTCAAAACCACACAGTAACGAACATATTGCAAAACGTCAAGCTACAAGAAAATTAACTCGTATCGCCAAGGGTCAAATTAACCAAGTTCAAATTAATGGCATTGTGTATGAGCATACTAAAGCGGCATCTATTGCTCTTAATATTCCCGAACCAACAATTAAACATTGGTGTTACGGAAAAGGAAAGCCTAGTAAAAAATATGAATATATTAAAGAATGTAGGTGGCTATAAATGTCAGTGATAATGACCTACGATAGCCTCGTACAAAACATACAGGAGTATATGGAGCGTAACGACGCTGACTTTGTGGCGCAGATTCCTAATCTAATAGCATTAGCTGAATCGTCTATTGCAGCTGAGCTTAAAACTTTTTTACAACTTATTGTTGTGGAAACTAATCTTACCTCTAACGTGGCAGTTTTAAACAAACCATCGCGTTGGCGTAAAACTGTATCCATGAAAATTAATGGTCAACCTGTCTTGTTACGTAGTCAGGATTATATCGCTCAGTATCAATCTGAGTCATCTACAAGCCAGCCGTTGTACTACGCAGATTATGACTATAACAACTGGAACTTTGCGCCGGTTCCGGATAAGAGCTATCCAGTAGAAATTATCTACTACGCTGAAATACAACCACTAGACGCGTCTAACCAACAAAACTTGTGGACATCTATTGCACCACAAGCAATGCTTTATGGCGCGCTGTTGCAAGCTCAAGGGTATTTAAAAGCACTAGACAAATTACCTGTCTGGAAACAATACTACACAGACGCAATTGCTGCATTGAAAAAAGAAGACAATTCACGTCGTGTGGATCGCAATACATCGGTTCAGGAACCATAATAAATGACTACTCCAGTTTATACCTCACCCTTTACAGGCACCGTTGTAACTCCAACGGATGTATCTTACTATGCGCTGGCTTTTAATTCAAATACACAGCTTTCTTGGCCCAGTACAGTCAATGGTAGCGAAATACCCGCAGCTCGCATCATTGATTGCACTCCTAGCACTGGTGGCTTATCTATTGCTCTTCCTGAAGGTGATCAAGGAACGGTAGGCGCCGACATTCTGTTTCGTAACCTAGGATCTAGCACCTTTACAGTAACAGATTTTCTCGGTGGTAATTCAGTAACTGTCCCCGCTGGTGTGTCTAAGTATTTTTACCTCGCCGATAATACTACTGTTGCAGGTACTTGGCACAATGTGACCTTTGGAACTGGCACATCTTCTGCAGATGCAGCCTCCTTGGCTGGAAATGGTCTAACAACAGTAAATGGTCAACTAGCCACAACACAAAACATTCTTGATGTTTCAGTTGCACCGACATTAACAGACGCCAGTCGTGCAGCAACATACAACTGGACAGCTGGTGTTGGCACAATTAATTTGCCAAGCGTATCCACTCTGTCCCGCGGTTGGTTTATTGCATTTAGAAATAGCGGATCCGGAGCACTAACATTTGCACCTAGTTCTACCCAGCTAATTAATGGTAAAACTACCATTGTTACAAATCCTGGTGATTCTGGTTATATTTTTTACGATTACAGTTCTGGTGGATTTATTACCGTTGGTTGGGTAACACCAAACAATGTGGTGTTTACCTCTGCAACTTATGACGTTGATGCAGTTGTTGGTAATACACTTAACTTAGTTTCCAACGCACCAATTATTCAAACTTATATAGCTCAGTCTGGAACCCGCACACAGAATTTAGCTGTGACATTCCCAGCGATTACCCAACTATATATTTTGGTTAATAACACTAACCAATCTGGTTATGCAGTTACCTTCCAAAACCAAGGTAGTAGCCAAGCTCCTTTAGCTTTGACAACAGGTAATACTTATACCATATTGAGCGACGGCGAGTTTTTATACATCCTAAATTCTTCTTCCTCAAGCTCATTTAAAGCTATTAACGGAATCGCTGGCGCACCATCATACTCGTTCCTTAACGACAATGCCACTGGTATGTACTTACAGGGAACAAGCATTTTAGGACTGGCAGCAAACGGTACTGAGATTATTGACATCAACGCAACAAACTTGTCTGCCCCAGTAGTAACAGTAAATGGAAGGCTATACGCAACAACATTTAGTGGCGGAACATTCTAAATGGCGGCTGATAACCAGCAACAAGATACCTCGCAATACACATCAATCTACAGCCTAGCAATTCCGGCTGGGATTAAGCGCGACGGTACCCAATTCCAAAACGATCAATACACCGATGGTGTATGGTGCCGTTTCCAACGTGGCGACCCTAAGAAAATGGGTGGCTATCGTACACTATTTACCAGCAACGTTGGTATCTATCGCGGCTTGGTATCTCAGCCATACAACGGTGTAAACTATATTTTTGCTGGCACTTATCAAGAGCTAGATGTATTTACATGCGGTATTAACTACGGCACTGGTGCGGGGCCATTTACAGCAAACATTTTGCCGGGTACTGTACCGTTTACACTTGTTTCTCACACTACAAACACCTTTGTGATTGCTGGTGATGTAAGATCTAGTTTCCCCTCTGGAACAACAGTTATTTTTAACCAAACAACTCCAGTAAATTACACTACCACCGGTACTCCAACTTATACATCACCAAATACCACAATAACGGTTACTACAACAATAACTGGCAGCCCAACAACTGTTTGGTTGAACAACACATCGACTTTTACTGAAGATCCTCAAAATGGTCCATATCGTATTACATGGCAGTTTGACGCTCAGTTTAGCCCACAAGGTGGCAACCTAGCGCTATTTGCTCATCCGGGCTACAACTTAAACGACATTGATAATGGAGTGCCATCTCAAGTTTTAGTTGGAAACGTTGCACCAACAACCGGAAACACTTGGACCTTTACTGGCCTGTCTGATAGCGCCGGTGCTAATCCAACATACCAACCAATCAGTGTTGATGGTGGTGTTTGTGTGCTATATCCATTTATTTTTGTGTATGGCTCACATGGTTATATTGCTAATAATAACGTTAGTAGTACATATCTACAACAGAACTTTTATGATTGGAATGGCCCATTAGCCAACCAAACTAACGTATCATCTTCTAAGATTGTTAAGGGCATGCCAATGCGCGGCGGTACCAATTCGCCAGCGGGTTTATTCTGGGCAACTGATAGTTTAATTCGTGTTTCATTTAACTCTTCGGCTTCTAGCACCGCAACTACTAGCCAATTTTGGAACTACGACATTGTTTCCAGCCAAATCTCAATCATGTCTTCCAATGCTATTGTGGAGATGGATGGCGTTTACTGGTGGATGGGTGTTGATCGCTTTTATGCCTATAATGGTAGCGTACAAGTGGTGCCTAATGATAAGAACGTAAACTGGCTTTTTGACAACATCAATTACACACAACGTCAAAAAGTGTGGGCAACTAAAGTACCACGCTACAATGAGATTTGGTTTTTTTATCCTAGGGGCACGGCTACAGAATGTACCGATGCTATTATTTATAATACCAAAGATAAGTTATGGTATGACGCTGGTTCAGCTGTTGGTGCGCAACGCTCTTGTGGTTATACTACAGAGATTTTCCCAACACCTATTTGGGCTGATTGGAACTACACCCCGTCATTTAGCCAGCCGTATACTGTCATAACGCACCCAGCTAGTTTGCCTGCACCAACAACAGATCAAATGTATTTATCTGGCGATGTTACTTCGGTATTTAGTCCTGGTACTATTATTACTTTTGATAAGACAGCAGATTACAATTCCACGTACCAAGTAAGCTCTTCAGTATATACCATCAATGGTACTATTGGTGCGCCGGGGGTTACCTTGGTAACGTTTACCGAACAGTCTCCAATTACTGTGGCGCCCGGCACTTTGGTATACCAGCAGATTGGTGGTTTTACTATTTGGCAACATGAGTACGGCCAAAATGCTGTAGGGTTAAATGGTGAGACTGCGGTGTATTCTAGTATTACTACCAGCGACATTGGTTGGCTAACCGGTAACCCAAGTCAAGATGGTTTGGTGGGGGTAAACCGCCGTATGCACTTGCGCCGTGTTGAGCCAAACTTCTTACAGACTGGCACTATGTCTATGACTATTTTAGGTCGTAAATTTGCGTCCAGCCCAATGGAAGAAGACTCTGGACCATACTACTTCACTCAAGATACTGGCAAGATTGACCTTCGTGTCGAGCACCGCTTAATCCGTTTGAAGTTTGAATCCAATGAGATTAACGGCAATTATGAGATGGGTCGTAATCTGATTACCTGCGAATTTGGTGACGAGCGTCCATGACGATTTATGTCAATAAAAACAACCAGCAGTTCTTCCCCTTTGTGCCAGAAATGTCGAGCTGGGAAGACTGGAACGGTAATTTTATTATTTACTATGGCCAGCTTAATATACCATACAATCCCGAAGAAAATTGGAAAGACACGGCCAGCGTAATTGCCAGTACGTTTACGTTTTCCGCGTTTCCAGTTCCGACCCCGGATGACTTTGAAAACTGGCAAGATTGGGCTAAAGAAGTCACGCTAATAATCAACGGTAAGAGCCACTAATAGGGGCGCAAAGCCCCAAAAACGCGTATTAGTGTATATAGGAACATCTCGGATATAAAATGACACCATCACAGATTATCGCAGCGGATCACAAACGCTTTGGCCATAGCCAAGCGGATACTGCTCGTTTGATGGAAACCATGCAAGCCATGATTAAAAAAGATGTAGGCCATTTAGTGCAGCATGGAGATTCACTTTTGTTTTTAGCAAACCTTGGCAATAAATCAGCCGAGATTAGCTTTTTTACTACAGATACCCCACAAAAAATTAAATCTGCTATGGTGTATTTTATTAAGCAAGTAAAACATGCTGGGTTTAATAAAGTATACGGCCAAGATGGCGGCCCGATATTAAATAAAACTTTACCTCTATTGCAAAAATTAGGGCTTAATATAGAAAAGTCTGACAAACCAACTTATTACTGGATGGCAGATTTATGAGCGGCGGAAATCCGATAAGTGCTGTAACAGACGCTTTTTCGAGTGCCCTTGGTACTGATGGTAGCCATGGTGGTTTATTGGGTCTTGGTGCCCAATTAGATAAATCAGTACGACAAGTTGTTCCTGGAGGCTGGGCTACTATTGGTTTAGCTGCTCTAGCTATTGCCGCGCCGTATGCAGCACCCGAATTATTTGCTGCGGCCCCAACTAGCATTGGTTTTGATGCTGCTGCAACAGGCGCTTCAGCTGGTATGACCGCTGGGGGAGTCGGTGCTTCTGGTGGAATTTTAGGTGGTGCTGCCACAACAGCTGCCGGTATTACAGGTACTGAGGCAGCCGCTGGATTAGGTTTAGGCGCTGCTGCAAATGCTGGACTGTCTCCAGCTGTTGCGTCGATGTTAAGCTCGGCGCAGACTGGTGCGTTAACCGGTGGTGCTATGGGTGGTATTAACAGTGCTATTCGTGGAACTGACCCGTTAACGGGCATTTTGTCCGGTGCGTTGATGGGTGGATTAACTGGTGCATCTTTAGCAGATGTATCTAGTTTATTAGCCGCTAATGGTGTTCCACAATCCATGATTCAGCCAATGTCTTCTGCATTAGTTGGTGCTGCAAAATCTGTAGCAGCCGGCGCGGACCCTGTTACTGTATTAGAAAATACCGCGTTAAGTTCTGGGCTGGGCGCTCTATCTAATTCAGCTAAAGCATTAATCTCACCAGACATTGGTACTACCGCATCTAATATTGCTACCAGTGCCGGTACTGGTGCATTGGGTTCTGCTATTAAGGGTGGGGACCCAACAACGGGGGCATTAAGTGGGGCTGTTGGTTCTGGATTAAATTCTTTGATGGCCCCAGTTGCAAATATTTTGTCATCGGCTTCTTCAACATCACCGTACGACCCAACAGTTGCTCAGACACCTGTAGATCCAGCCAGCACAGTACTCGGGCAGCAGCTATCACAAGAAGCGCAGACTATTGGTAGTCAGGCTTCTGCGTTAGAACCGACTATTGCACAGCAAAATGCTGCCTTAGCTTCACAAGCTACAGCTACAAACAGCGCTTACGATCAGGCATATAAAGATCAAACAGCGTTAAATAACGCAATTAGCAGCGCATACACTCCAGCATATAATAATGTTGTGAGTTTACAAAAAACAGCAAATGATTTATACAGTCAGATTACTCCACTACAATCTGCCTACGATACAAATGCTGCTGCTTACAAGGCAGACCCAACAAATACAACGGCGTTGACAGCGGCTAATGACGCAGCAACTCAATTAAATAATTTAATACCTCAGTATAATTCAGCATATGATGCGTTTAATACCGCAAATACCTCGTTAACTGATTTATACAACACACAAATTGCCCCGTTACAGCAGACGTTCCAAGCTAGCAATCAATCATTGCAAACACAACTTGGTAATTATACTGCAGCTCAAACGGCACTACAAAACACAACGCAGCAATTTAGCACTTATTTATCTAACCTAAACCAGATCGCTAGCGGTAATTTGGTTAGTGGCGTGAACGCCCCGGAGACATCTTTAGGTAACGCAAATGCGGTTTCGCAAATACCTGCAGCTCCTGAATCAAATCCAATCACTGATGCTGCTAGCGCGGTACTGAATGCGATTATACCAAGTGCAAATGCTGCTGAGCCCATCCCCGGTGATAAGGGCTCAGTAACAGTTCAAAATATTGGTGACAATACCACAACCGCAGCCCCAGACAATCCAGTAGTAGATGTATCTGCGCCAGATTCACAAGGTAATGTTACAAAAACCTACGCTTCTGGTGATGCTATTACATTGAATGCTAATGGAGATGTTGTTTCATCAACAACTCCAGATGGAGTTACAACGCCAATAACACCTGCAGATAGTTCCGCACCTGTCGATAATACAACACCAGCAACAAGTACGGGTGTTTCATCTTCAGATGTTGTGGCTAATTTGGCTGCAAATCAACCAGCAAGTACACCAGTAGACCAACCAGTGACTCCACCGGTACAACAACCGGTAAGTACTCCGGTAGACCAACCAGTGACTCCACCGGTACA